AATCATTGACAAATAATGTGATGGTTTATCCGATGACATGAAATAAGTTAACATAATATTTATTATGTTAACTTAATTTTTGACCCCCATCGATTATATTTTGGGAGGCTGGTCGTGGATGACCCCTATCTCCGTCAAACGCCACATCCCAAAATTTTTTAATTTTTTTTCTGAAAAACTTTTTTTATGACTCAGGAAGAGCAATTAGCAGAAGCATTCAAGAAATTCCAACTCCGCTACATCAACGACCCAGTATTATTTGTCAAGGACGTTTTAGGTTTGACTCCAGACACATGGCAGGAACAGGTCTTAAATTGGGTCGCACATGGAAAACGTAGAATAAGTGTCCGTTCTGGACATGGAGTAGGAAAAAGTTCGTGTGCATCATGGTTAATGATCTGGCATCAGCTAACTAGGTTTCCCCAGAAGACTGTTGTAACAGCACCAAGTCATTCTCAGTTGCATGATGCTTTGGGAGCGGAGGTTAGGAAGTGGATCACGGTATTACCAGACGTATTAAAGGATCAGTTGGAGGTATTCACGGAGCAGATACGTTTAAAGGCGGCTCCAAGTGAGAGTTTCATCAGTTTCCGAGTTTCTAGGCCGGAAAAGGGTTCTGCGGAGGCCTTGCAGGGAGTCCATTCTGACTATGTGCTATTGGTGGTAGATGAAGCATCCGGAATAAATGACGCTATTTTTGAAGCAAGTGCAGGTTCGATGTCAGGTGAGAACGCAACCACTATCCTTTTGGGGAATCCGGTGCGTGGTCAGGGGTTCTTTTATGACACACACAACAAGTTAAGTAAGAACTGGGAGACTTTGACTGTCAACTGTGAGGACTCTGCGAGGGTGAGCAAGGATTTTGTACAGGACATTGCGAATCGTTATGGTTCAGACAGCAACCAATTCCGTGTAAGAGTACTTGGAGAGTTCCCATTAGCAGATGATGACGCAATCATTCCAAGACATTTAGTTGAGAGTGCAGTTGCGAGGGATGTTGAGAACATTGGAGGATCAGTAACGATTGGAGTTGACGTTGCTCGTTTTGGTAGTGACTCAAGTGCAATCTGTTTGCGTCAGGGCAACAAGATATTAGGAGATGGAGTAAAGACTAAGCGTGGATTAGACACAATGCAGGTAGTTGGGTGGGTACGGAGTGAGATTGAGGGTTTAAAGAGCAAGAACTTGGAGGTTGGGGATGTCTGCATTGACAGTATAGGTTTGGGAGCAGGAGTAGTGGATAGATTATTGGAGGAGGGTGTTGATGTTCGTGGGGTTAATGTAGGAGAGTCACCTTCTATTGCAGGGAACTACTTAAATTTACGGACGGAGTTATGGGAGAAGTGCCGTTCATGGTTTGAGGGGTTGGATGTGGTGATTCCGAATGATGAGGGATTAATTATGGAGTTATGTTCAGTAGGATACGGATTTTCTTCAACCGGAAAGACCAAAGTTGAGTCGAAGGATGACATAAGGAAGCGTTTGGGGAGTTCTCCGGACAGTGCGGATGCACTTATATTAACATTTGCGAGTTATGCAAGTCGAAACGCTTCAAAGTCATGGTCAAAGCCATTAATTCGTGAAATGAGGGGCATTGTTTGATCTTTTATCTTGATCCTGCCCTGTTTTTCAGAGATTTTTACAGTAAATACAGGACTCTAAAAAATAGATGCTACCACCAAAGTATATTAATTGGAGAAAGGGTATGGAACTGGTCACTTTGTATGAATATAAGACAAAGGACGGATACAGGGGTTCTATAGTGCAATTAAGACAAAAAAAGGAAGAGATTGGCACAAACTGACGCAGAGATAAGACAGCAGACAGCAGACATGGAAGCGGAGCAGATTAGGCTTGCTGGAGACACTGCAATGGATGTCACAGAACTGGAGGGTATAGTTGCAGGTCTTATTGATGAAGCAGTTGATTACATTGATCTCTCTGAATCTCCAGATCGCATTGTAGCAAGCGATTACTTCAATGGAAGACCATTTGGCAATGAAGAGGATGGTCGCTCTCAGGTGGTGTCTAGGGATGTCAGGGACACAATCGCTTTAATGATGCCCCAGATTATGAGGACATTCTTTGGTACACAGAGAGTTGTGGAGTACCAGCCACGTTATCCCGAAGATGTGCCAAATGCGGAACAAGCTAGTGATTACGTCAATCAAGTTGTTTTAGGTACAGACAATCCAACCTCATTCCAGACTTTCTATTCTATTATCAAGGATTCTCTTATAAAGAGGGTCGGAATTGCAAAAGTTGATTGGGAGAGAAGGGAAGAGGTAGAGCATGAGGAATATACTGGATTGGATGATCAAGCATTACAGGCTTTGCTTTCTGATCCAGATATAGAAGGTAGCTCAATTGAGTCATATCCAGACCCAGACTTTGTAGCACCAGACACTCCTCCTCCAACTGAGGGTGTCTCTCCGACCGGAGAACCGCAAGTGCAACCGCAGGACATGGAAGTTCCAATGTTGCATGATGTAGTGATTCGGAGACTTTCAGTGGAGGGGAGTGTCATTTTTGAGGCTTTGCCGCCAGAGGAGTTTTTAATAGACAGGAGGGCAAAGTCAGTAGAGGAAGCAACTATAGTTGCACATAGGAGGTATCTCACAGTCTCAGAGTTAGTTTCGATGGGATACGATTATGATGAAATGGTAGATTTAAGTGGAGATGCAGATGAATTTGACACAAACATGGAGTTTCTTTCAAGACATCCTCTGGGGTCTTATGCTTCTAGTGACGAGGGTGGAGAAGCGAATCGCAAGGTTTTATATATTGAAGCGTATGCAAAAGTTGATTTCTCTGGTTCAGGAATCACTTCTCTTCGCAGGTTTTGTTGTGCTGGCAATCACCATAAGTTGTTACATCATAGTCCGGTTAATGATATTCCATTTGTGGTCTTCTCCGGTTATCCGGAACCGCACTTCTGGAGGGGGAACTCAGTAGCAGACCTGACAATGGATGTTCAGTTAGTGAAGTCCAGCATCCTCCGCAATATGTTAGACTCTCTTGCCAAGAGCATCCATCCGGACACTTGGTTGATTGAGGGGCAGGTTAATATAGACGATGCACTATCGAACAAGGTTGGAAAACTTGTCAGGACAAGATCAGCAGGAGCAATTGGGGAGTTGAACAAGTCCTTCAATGGTAAGGAAGCATTTCCGATGCTCGATTACATGGATCGGATGAAGGAAGACAGAACCGGAATGAGCAAGGCCAGTATGGGTCTTGACCCAGATGCACTCCAAAGCACTGAGAAATCAGCAGTTTCCGCTACTATGGCAAGTTCTCAAGCACAGATTGAGTTATTGTGCAGGGTCTTTGCTGAGAATGGAATGAAGCCATTATTTAAGAAGATACTGAAACTCCTCCACAACCATCAAGAGAAAGCTCGTATGGTAAGGTTGCGTAACAATTGGATTCCAGTTGATCCTAGAGTCTGGGACATTGGAATGGATGTTTCTGTCAATGTTGCACTTGGAATGGGTACAACTCAGGAGAAGATGCAGATGCTTTCAGGAATATCTGCAAAGCAGGAAAAGATACTGCAAGAGCAGGGTGCTACGAATCCTTTTGTTACAAATGACCAGTATCATCACACATTATCAAAGATGACAGAGTTATCCGGATTCAAGGATGTGCAGTCATTCTGGAGCAATCCAAAAGACTTTCAACCACCACCTCCGGAACCACCAGAACCAACTCCAGATGAAATCTTTGCAACTGCACAAGCAGATAAGGTTCGTGCAGAAATGGAGAACAAGTACAAGACCTCTATTGACATGACTGAGATACGAGGAAACATGGAAAAGGATCGTGAAAAGATTCGTGCAGATGCACAAGCGAGGATACAGGAACAGCAGATGCAGATGCAACAAATGCAACTACCACAAGAGATGAGTCCTACTAACATTGAACAGGCTCCTCTTGAAGAGGGAATGCCAAATTAAATGTCAAGAAAAAGAAAAGGTGCAACTCCTAAAACCATTGAGGAAAGGGTTGCCCAAGCGAATGAAGCGGAAACGCTTCTACAGTCTCCGGTATTCGTGCAAGCGTGTGAATTACTGGAGGATAAGTACATAAATCAATGGATTTCTTCTGGTGCAGGAGATGAGCAGAAGCGTGAACAGTGTTATATGTCACTTTTTGTTCTCTCTGAAGTGAAGCTGGAAATCGAATCCATGATAAATAGCGGTAAAATCGCTAAACAATTAACTTAACAGCATTTGAGGAGACTAGACCTTCCTTTTTGGAACAAGTCTAATGTCCTGAGATGCTAGAAAGACACAATGGCAGAACAAGAAATTATCGAGGGCAATAGCCTAACTATAGGGTCTGGACTCGATGACGCAACTACAGCATGGGGCAACGAACTGGCATCTGAAAATGGTGAAGAATCATTAGAAGAAGAACCTGAAGCAAGTCCCGATGAGTCTGAAGAATTAGAATTAGACTCAGACGAAAGTGCAGAAGAAGAGGAAGATGAAGATGAGGAAGAAGTAGAATCAAACGTACAAAGTTTTAAGGTACGTTCTGATGGTGAAGACTTAGATGTCACGCTGGACGAGTTAATCTCTGGATACTCTCGCCAATCTTCATTTACTAAGAAATCTCAAGCACTTGCAGAGGATCGTAAGTCGTTTGAGAACGAAATTGCAGAAGCAAAACAGCTTCGGTCACAAGCGATTGAAGCACTTGAATCTGCAAAGACTGCACTACCTCAACAAGCCCAAAAAGATTCCCAATACTGGAGTGATTTAAAAGACAGCGATCCAATGCAATTTATGTTGGAGCGTGATGAAGTGCGTGAAGCTCAGTTGCAGGATCAAATGCGTGAACAGCAGGTTCAGCAGTTGAGAATGCAGGAAGATGCAGAGCAACAGGCAAACTTGAAAAAATACATTGCATCACAAAGGGACAGATTAGGTGAATTGATTCCTGAGTGGAGTGATGAAAAGGTCGCAAGTTCTGAGAGAAAATTAATCGTTGAGTACGGAAAAGGAATAGGTTTCACAGATAAAGAATTGAGTGAAGCGTATGACTCTCGTGCAGTCGCAACCATGCGGAAAGCAATGCTCTACGATAGATTAACTCAGAAACGTGGAACCTTAAAACCAAGTCATCGTGCTTCCATGAAAGCAGGTTCGCAGTCTATAAATCCCAGTTCTACAAAATCTCGGAAGGCATCGGCAAGACTTAAAAAATCTGGCAGTGTCGATGATGCCGCCAGCGTATTCTATAACATGATTCGTTCATGATTTTCAATAATACTTAATAATAAGAGGTACTTATGGCAATTGTCGCCAACACTCAGCAAACCTATCAAGCGATAGGTCGCAGAGAGGATTTGAGCAATACAATTTATAATATTGCCCCATCCGATACACCTTTCATGTCAATGATTGGTAAAGCAAAAGCAACAAACACATTAGCAGAGTAAATACTACTGCTCTGGATAAATTTGGCTATATGCTGGAAACCCCTTAGAGCCTAAATACCGAAACAGTAAATCGAAAGATTAAGCTGAGTGGTTTAAAAAGTTTTAGGATTGGGCAATCAGCAGGAAAGACCACTAAGACAAAAGTTATGTGGAATCCTCAGAGACTAATACGCCAAACACCATTATGGTGAAGATAGAGTCCGAACTTGGTTGAAAGATCAAGAGAAACCGAAGTGAAGTAGGTTTCCGCCTCATTTGAGGTCATTAAAGTAACAGCTTGGGCAAACAGACTCGTTAGATGCCGCGGCCGCTAATGCCCAGATCGAAGGAGATGACTTTGCATACGATGCAGTCACTCCAACTGTAAGACTTGGGAACTACACTCAAATCTCACGCAAGACAGTAGTTGTATCTGGCTCACAGCAAGCAGGTAACAATGCAGGTCGTGACTCAGAAATGGCATATCAACTTGCCAAGTCTTCAAAAGCTCTTAAAAAAGACATGGAGACTGCACTTACCGGAAAGGTCGCAAAAGCGGCTGGTTCTGCAAGTGCGGCACGTTATCTTGGTGGCTTGGAAACATGGCTTGCGAGCAATGTAAGTCGTGGTGGTGGTTCTCCAGCAGGTTCCGGAGCAGGTAACGGTGCGGCTCCTGTTGATGCAGGAACAAAACGTGCCTTAACAGAAGCACTTTTAAAGACAGTGATTCAGTCCTGTTACACTTCTGGTGGTGATCCTTCAACAGTCATGGTTGGCCCAGTTAATAAAGGGAAAATCTCTGGCTTTGCAGGTCGTACCAGTGCAAGACAGATGATTGAAAAAGACGCAATTCAAGGTGCGGCTCATCTGTATTCTTCTGACTTTGGAGAATTAAAAATAATTCCTTCAAGACTCAGTAGAGAGCAATCCTGTTTCGTGCTTGATCCGGAGTTCTGGAAGGTTGCGTACTATCGTGACTTCAAGCAGGAGGAAGTGGCAAAAACTGGTGATGCAATTAAACGTGCATTGCTTGTTGAGTACACTTTGATTGCCGCCAACGAAGCGGCTTCAGGAATTGTTGCTGATTGCACAATAACATAATTTATGCAATCTCCGTCTAAAAAACGGTTGTTAAGTCGGTCGCAGGGGAAGCAGGAAATCTTCTCCTACGACCAACATGACAAAACCTACACAATCGAACACAAAGAGGATGTTGAACCTCTTATTAAACTCGCAAAAGATATGTCGGAGTTACAACCGTCAAAAGATTTGCGACATACAGCAGTTATTCCACAGTTTGTTCTTGATCAGAGTTTGCGAGAAAAGTGGACAAATGCAGATTGGAAGAAATGGGCAAACGATAGTGACAATAAAATGTTTCGGACATGGAACGGAAAAGTCTAAATGGCACTAGCAAATTATACTGACCTGAAAGCGTCCGTTGCAGACTTCTTGAACAGGAGTGACTTAACATCTGTGATTCCAGACTTCATCACAATGGCAGAAGCAGAGTTAAATCGGACATTAAGAGTCAGGGAGATGTCGGTACGGACACAAGCACCAATTGACTCTCAATATGTAAAACTACCAGACGATTTTCTTGGGATGCGGAACATTGATTTGCTCACTGATCCAGTGACTCCAATGACCTATAAGAATCTTCAGAATCTCGATATTCATCGAGCAAGTGATGCAACTGGTAAACCTATTTATTATTCGATTATGCAGAATAATATCGAGTTTGCACCTGCACCAGATGGTGATTATACGATAGAGATTGTCTATTACCAGAAAGTTCCATCACTCTCTGCAAACTCAACGAACTGGTTATTAACTGACCATCCAGACGCATATCTGTATGGGTCTTTAATGCACTCAGCACCATATCTCCAAGCTGATGAGAGAATTGGTGTCTGGGCTGGAAAATATCAGCAGGTTATTCAGCAAATCACAACATCGGATGAAAAAGCCAAATTCTCTGGTTCAACTCCTTCGATTCAATTTACCCCATTTGGATAAAACATCATGGCAGGACTAACTAATTACCTAGAAGATAAAATAATGAACCACGTTTTCGGTTCAACTACGTTCACAAAACCTACAAATTGGTATGTTGGATTATTGACTGCAACTCCATCCGACTCAGCAGTAGGAACAGAGGTAACTGGTGGAAGTTATGCTCGTCAGGTTTGTGCTTTTACGGTAACAGGCACAGGAACCGCACAGGCAGCTAATACCTCCGCAATCACGTTTCCAACTGCAACTGCGGATTGGGGAATTGTAGGATGGGTAGGAATCTATGATGCTCTTGCGTCAGGTAATCTTGTTGCATACCAAAATCTGCAAAAGTCAGATTTTTCGACTACTACAACAAAAACGATAAATGATGGTGACATTTTTAAGTTTAATGCAACCACCATCAAGATACAACTTGACTGATGCTAGGTTTTGGTTCAGCAAATTTTAATCAAGGAACCTTTGGTAAAGGTGTCATGCAGGGACACACTGACCTTGATGCAACCTCCACAGTAAATACGTTTGGAATTGCACAATGGGAATCTGTACACTCCGAAGCAAAGTCAATTTCGACTGTTTTAATGTTTGGAGGATTAATTCATGGAGCAACTGGTTATATGCAGGGAACAGGAACAATGTACTCGCATCCGGTTTTTACATGGGCTGGTTTTGGTGATATAGGAACAGAACAATCGACTATTTTTACTTTTGGACAAATTGCATGGGATGGACAATTAGTAGCCGATGCAACATGGACAACACAAACAATAAGCTAATATGGCAAACACAACAAATTTCGCAGTAGAAAAACCAACTGTAGGAGGATATAGAAATTCTTGGGGAGGTACGATAAATACTGGACTCGATAAAATTGATGAACTATTACATTTAGCATTGCCACTTGGTACGATTCAGATGTATCCTCTTGCAACTGCTCCAACAGCAACTACAAATGGAGGAGAATGGTTACTTTGTGCCGGAGGTTCCCTAGCAAGATTAGGTAACTATGCACCACTTTTTGCTTTGATCGGCACGACTTATGGAATAGGTAGTTCTTCAGATTCATCCACATTTTCCCTTCCAGACCTAAGATCAAGGGTTCCAGTTGGATACAATACAGACACTATCTCTGGTAGATCAACCAGAGCAATAGCGGCTGTTGCAGGAACAGAGACTCATACTCTCCTTGATGCAGAGATTCCAAAACATACTCATCCTACGACTGATGCAGGACATATTCATGCCACCACTGAAGTTGCACATACCCACACTGGAACGACTGCCAAAGCAAAAGCAGATATTGTGCTGAATGATCATTCCCACCCTTATCGTAGAGTTTCTGATTATCAACCAGATGGTACTGGAGGGTCTGGAGGAACGCAAAATATGTCTATTCCTAATGCTAGGCTTGATACATCCGGTAATACAGACACGTTTACAGGAGCCGCTTTACTAGATGAAGATGGGGCTGATAATCTTGGGCATCAGCACTCAATCTCAGGAACAGACTTAGCAACAGTGGCAACCGGATTGACAATAGATAATAATAACACTGGAATCACTGTAAATGATCAATCGGTTGGAGATGGGCCGCATAACATTATGCAACCATATTTAGTAATCAATTACATAATCTTAGCAAAGCACCCAACATTCTAGGAACTTATGAGTACGATAACATACATAGTAAAAGTTGCATCTGCTAAGTTCACGATTGATGATGCAGTTGCACCAAAACTGACCTTCAGAGATGGAGACACATACGTTTTCGATCAAGCAGATTCTTCAAATGCTGGTCACATTTTACAGTTCTCAATAACATCTAACAACTCAGG